TATTCCGTTTATGGAAGATTAAAACTAAGCGTATGAAAAACTTATATGAAATCTTAGGTGTAGCAAAAGATGCTCTCCAAGATGTAATTAAAAAAGCTCATAGACAAGGTGTCAAAGAGCATCATCCTGATAAAGGAGGGAATCAAGATAAATTCAGAGAAATCCAACATGCTTACAATGTTCTTAGTAATGAACAAAGACGTAAAAAGTATGATGAAACAGGTGATGATACTGAAACATTAGATGAGTTCACATCAAGATTTGTTAGCTTTATTGAATCAGAAATAGTAGGTGCTATAGAACAAGCGAAGTCAATAGAGTTCGATGTTATGGCTAAAGCTAAGAAGCAACTATCAGCTGAAATAGTTAACATAACTGAAGGTCAACAAGCATACGAAAAAGGTATTGAAAGATTGGAAAAAGCTCGTCTTAAAGTAACTATGAAAACAGAAGGTAAAAATAACTTCATAGTATCTATCATGGATGAGAAGATTAAAATGTATCGATCAAAGCAATCCTCTTTAGAAGAAAGTGCAAACTTCTGCAATAAAGCTATGGAAGAATTAGAAGATTATATTTACTCATTCGTTGAAGAACCTCAAGATACAGCAACAAAATTTGAAAGCTGGCTTAGTGTAAAAATGAACGAAGATGAATAAATTCAAAAAGCACAAGTACATAATTGATGGTCAAACATTCTATGCTTATAACTATCAATCAGCATTAGATGCTTACCGTAATAAAAACAATTGGTAATGGATTACAGTAAACTTTATTACAACGTAACAGGGCAAAAAGAATTAGCTACTCTTGACATTAGAGAAGGTATCAACAACCCTATGTGTTTTGTAAATCGTAATGGCTCCGAGTGGTCGTTACTATCATCATACATCAGTCTGTATCTTATACATCGATATGCTCCTTTCATGCACTTCGTTATACAAGCTCCGGAAACAACTTACGCTGACATGTACAAAGAAGATCCACAATCTTTAGTTGAATACATTTACAGCCTTGGGTTACACGATACTTTAGTTAAAGATGTCGAAGCCCTATATAAAATGACAGATGACTTGGAGATTCAAGTCAAAGAATTAAACGATTACCAAAGTGGTAACGTAGAGTAAACAATTAAATATTTTCACCCATGAAAAACAGATTTAAGAAAAAAAGAACTACAAGTGTAGTCGAAGTAGAAAAACATGTAGCCTCATTAGAGTCACACATTAACATTGAAGTATCCAGACAAGGTTACTTTAGAATAACTCCTAAGTTTTACCACAAGAGTGGTACTGAGTTAAGATTAGAAGAGAGTCAAAGAACAAAATTAATTACTATATAGTTATGGCAACAAAAACAGATAAAGTCTACAAGAGTAGAGTCATGTACGTATTACAGTCAATACAAAAATTGGCTGATGGTAAAACGAAAGTTTCCTTATACGGTCCATCAAAAGAAATGAAGTTATCTAACTCACTAACTCATATCATTTCAACACTATGTTGTGAAAAAGTTGCACCAAAAACATACCTTTGGGTAGCACGCGATCCTGATAATGAAATGGTTGACGATGTGATATATGCAATGAGAGAGTACAACCTAGAAATTAAAAAGAAAGCTCATGAAAAAAACATGAAACTTCTTAAAGAGGTTGACAAACCAAATCTTGAAGTTGAAGATGATGTTGAAGAAGCAGAGCAAGTTGAAACTGTATATAAATCAGAACAATTGTCGTTAGATATAGAACAAAAAAGAAGTCCGGAACCTTTAAAAGTAAGTAAGGAAGTTTGTGAAAAAGCAATGCATTCAGTTACTAAAAAAGATTTAGATGAAGCAGTCGATTTAATTAAAAAGAATGAAGACGAGGTTGCAACTCATCAAACAAACCCTTCTCTTAAAGAAGATCCTTTACCAATGTACAGTGAAGTATCAATCCTTTGGGGGCTAATAAAAATTAAGCGTTATGGCAAAGAAAAATAAATGGACATACTACCAGGCAGCAACAATAACGCTGCCTGATGGTACTCAAGAATCATATAGCTCACAAGTTTATATGATTGGTATCTACATAATTTGGAACAACGATCCATCTAGTCAAGGTAATATGAAACCTGCAGCTATGGAAAAGATGTGTAAGAAAATACAAAAAGATGTAGACTCTGGTAAAATTAGTAAAGTTGATTGGGGTACTGAAGTTACAGTCAAAGACTTAAACGGATTATACGCTCAAGAACTATGACAAATGAAGAATTATTAGAAGAAGCAAGAAGAAGATACCCTAAAGGTACAGAGTATTATTGTGCTCATTTAGCTGATAAACACAAGTGTAAGGTAAGTAATCCAGATAATTTTTATGAGGGTTCCCATGCTATATATGAAAGCGACGGTAACATAGAAAAAAATGGACATGCTTTTGTCGAATGTATCTATGATAAAGGTAAATGGGCTGAGATAGTATCTACACCTACTGTTGAATCAAAAGATCCAAATGTATTTCCTGCTGGAAGTTATGTAGTGTTGTTAGCAGGGTGTACTGGTGAGGATACTTGGGGAAAAGATGGAATACCTGTAAATCACTGTTACAAATTAACTACAGACTCTAACTCTAATTCTTTTTATCCTGATACAGATGCTAATGAAAGCACCACAAACGGATGGTCATCTGTTAATTACAACAGCAAACTTAAGCTAAGAGCTGCAACACAAGAAGAAATAGCTGAGTATAAGAGATTGAGTAGACCTTTTGATGTTACTCTATTAAAAAAGAAATCTTTTCAAATAGGTAGGTGGTATAAGAATAAGAATGTTCCAAAGTTGTTTATAAAACCAAACAGCATAGATGGAAAATACATTACATCAAACGTAATATGGAGTACTGGTAGGTATCAAGAGGAATACACTGCTGACGATATAGTCACAGATTGGAATTTACTTAATGACTTATCTATCATACAAGAGTTCTTACCTGATGGACATCCTGATAAAGTGGTTGTAGAAAAAACACCATTAGAAATCTGTAAAGAGAAGTATAAGGCAGGTATGGAGATTATGTCTGTTGTGGGAAGTAGAGCACTGCTTACAAAAAAAGATGTGTCTGAAATATACGTTAATAGTATAGGTTATGTTTACACAAGTGGTGGTAGTTATCAGCTATACAACAAAGATGTAGACAAATACGCTAAAATCCTTAAAGAAACTGAACAAAAGTCTTTAGTGGGTAGGTATCTTAAAGCTTTAGTTGATAATCCTAGTTGTGCAGGTTGCTATAAAAAAGGTGATTACATCAAGATTAAAATAGATAATGGTTCTGGAAGTGTAATATGTACAAAGAGTCTGCACTTTGGTAACAGCTCTTATGATTGGAAAAAATCTGAAGTAGAACTCATGCGTGAAGGGTTTCATCCTGATGATGTAGAACCTCCTGTTCCTGCTGAACCTTTAGAAGAAAAGTACGCTAAAGAATTAGCAGAAGTGGAAAGGTTATTCCCTGAAGGTACAGAAGGTACTTACAAATGCTCTTATGACGGTAGAACAGAAACGTGCAAGAGAAATGGTCCTTTGGCATTAAATGAGCATGAAGGAATCATTAGAATAGTTTCACGAAGTAGAGGGTTGCTATGGTCAACTGAGCATGGTTACTCAACACCTAATATTACTACTACTCCTAAGTTAAAGGTAGGTCAATGGGTAAAGATTATTGATAAACCTAAAGTAGGTAGACCTGATCATTGGTGTCCTGATGGTGAAATGGATAAGTACTTTGGACAATGGGTTCAAATAGAATCATTAGGTGGACCTCTTGAAGGTTATAATTTTAGTGTTAAAGACACAGAAGATGATTGGTATTTTAAACACAGTGATTACACTGAAGTACGTGATGACATCATCAACCTTGACGCTGTTATAAAATCTGATAATACTATGCCTCTCTACAGTATGACTGACTTCAAAGAAACTGTAGAAAGAAGTAAGTACCCTACACTTAAACGTAAGCGTAAACAAAAATTAGTTAATACTATAGTTAATATTCCTACTGTAGTTGAAAGAATAAAAAGGAATAAGTAATTTAGTAATTTTAAAACCCAAAATAAAGATGAGTAAAGTAAGATCATTCGTAGACGAGTTCACAGCAAGAGTAACAGGTGACTCAAGTAAAGTACAAGCAATTAAGACGTTGCGTAATGCTGACTCAGCATTGAAAGTACAAATCGCTAACATGAAAGGTGATGTAATATCATTAGAGGATGCAGTAGAAAATGCTAGCATTGCATTGGAAGATGCTAAGTACAACCATGGTAAACAAATTACTGACCGTACACGTTATGTACAAGCGTTAATCGTAGCTAAAGATACGCTAACTCAAGCGCAAGAAGATCTTAAAGACCATAACTTGACGTTAGGTTTCTTAGAGGAAACGTTAGCTCAAATTAATGTTGATGATGCTTCAGAAGCTATTAGCAAAATGTAATTAGATAGGGCTTAGCGTAATGCTGAGCCCTTTATTTTTAATCGATAGTGGCTTAGGTTAGTTACTATCATCAATACACATTAAACCCATGGCAAGAATCACAAAATATTTTGCAGAAACAATTTCTAAGAAATTAGCAAAACCTGCAATAGACAAAGCAACTAATCTTAAGAAAGACTATCATAACATAATAAAAGAGGAGTACATGAAAACTATTCCGGAACCAGTTTTATTAATGTTTGAAGAGTATCCTAAATACATTGTTAGAAGTTCAAGTATTAAGTTAGGTTGGACTTATAGTTATGACACAGTATGGTTAGATAAAAGCGTTCCTCAAACTGAAGCTGGTGCTTACTTCACACCTAAAGGAAATGCTATAGATAAGATAACTAAAGCAAAACACGCTAAAGAAAAAGCACAAGAAGAAGCTGATGAGTTAGAAGCAAAAATCTATACAACACTTATCAACTTAGGAACATTCAAAGAAGTTGAAAAGCATTTTCCTGAAGCATTTGCATATTTGCCAAAGAAAGATCAGTGTACTGCTATCTCAATTAATGTAGAAGCATTAAGAAATGAATTAAAAAATCTTTAAAACCAACGTAAAATGAACAAGTTAGAAAGAAAGTTATCAGCAGATAACAGTGCTGTAATCTCAGCAAGAGCAAAGAATGCAATGGATGATTGTGCAGCCGAAATGGATACACTTATTGCAAAGTTAGAAAAAAACAAGCGTAATGCTGTTAAAGAGTTGACCAACCTTACAGACATTGGTCCAGACAACACAACTTCGTTAAGAGTGGTAGATGAAAGCTTCAATGCAGAGCGTTGGATTCAACAAATCCATGAGTTAAAAATGGAAATCAGATTAGCTGACATTGAAATCAAAGTTGCACTGGAAACTAAAGAAGAATGGTTCTCCGATAAAGCTGAAGACAATGATTAATGTCTACATCTCTAAGTCAAACAATGCAAACTTAGATGATATTACAGCTGTAAGAAACCAGTTAGACCGGCATTCAGGATTAAGAATCCTTGAACACACAGGTGGTAAGTACGATGAGTCGCTTATAAAAAAAGCAAACTTAATTATTATGATACCTGCTAAACCTAATATAAAAACTGCAATAGTAGGTAAAGGTTTATACAGCCAAGCCACTGCAACAAATGCTATGAAGATGATTTATTGCGGAGGAAGAGGTTACTTTACGTTAGAAAGCATACATATTACAGATGAAACAAACTGGAACAAGTATGCTAAATTAATTTTTGGAAATGTAAAATTCAGGTTAGACGAAGTTCTTAAAGTTACTAATGCAGATAAGCTTATGAGTATGGAAAAAGGAGGTGTTAAACCTTCCCCTACTGTAGAAAAAAGAGAAGCTGAAGCTGTTCCAAAGAAACGTGATTATAGGCAATTATTGTAAAGATTACATTATGTTTAAAAAAGGAATAAAATGGCTCATCGTTATTGCATTATACTCAACAATGATGAGCCTGTTCGGTGAGTATATAGTTAGTAGGGAAACTCCTTACTTCTTACAGTTGTTGTCAACAATAGTAGTTATTATTGCAACAGCATGGGTCACAAAAAGGGCCACAGAATCAATTGTTAAATTATTTAAAAAAAAAGAAGAAAATGATTAGCTTATTAATTTTTATTACGTCTTTAGTTATTGCTGGAGTAATGTTCGCAAAAAGCGAAAAGTATCAAGAAAGTACAGACCAATATGGTAGAAAAAACAAAGTAATTAAACCCAGTGTTATAATTACATTAGTAGCTACCATTATTGGAGGATGCATCTTATCCATAGCTCAACCCTATGCAATAGAAAGAATTGATTCAGGATACAAAGGAATCAAAGTAAACCTTACTGGTTCAGATAGAGGTGTTGCCGATTACAAGTATGAAACAGGATGGGTTATGTACAACACTTGGACAGAACAAATCTTAGAGTTTCCAACTTATCAACAACATATTGAGTATGATGTACAACAAGTGATTGCTAAAGGTGGTTTTCCAGTGGAGATTAAACCTACCTTCAACTACTCGTTAAAGCCAGAAGCTATAGGAGATATGTTTACAAACCTAAGATTAGGTGTTAAAGCTATTGAGCAAGGATGGTTAAAGACTGCAATTGCTTCTTCAGTTAACGATATAGCAAACAGTTGGGAGATCGATTCAATATTCAATCACAGACAAGCATTCGAAGCTAATATAATTGCTGAATGTAACTTAAGAGTATCTAAATGGTTTACTGTTGGTCAATTAAGAACTAACATAACCCCTCCGGAGTCATTAAAAGAGTCTATTGAACTTAAAACTAAATCTATACAGGAAGCACAAGCAGAAGATCAAAAAGCATTAACAGCAGAGTCTACAGCACGTAGAAAAATTGCAGATGCTAAAGGTGATTCAGCAGAAGTTGTTATTCAAGCGTCAGCACAAGCTCAAGCTATGAAGATTAAACAAATGCAACTAACTCCTTTATACATCGAGTACCTAAAAGTTCAAAAATGGAATGGTAATAATTCTAAAACAGTGTTAGGTTCGAACTCATCAACAATGATAAACGTTAAATAATGAGGTCGTTACTATCATCACTGCTATTAGTGTTCCTACTAGCATCATGCTGTGAAACAACAGATGAACCGTTAAAATCATTTAGATTTAAGCCAGGAGATATGCCAAAGCATAAACTACATGGTCAAAAAGTTCTAGTCTTAGATACAATAAGAGTTAGTAGTTGCAACTGTGAAGAAAACGGAAAGCTAACATACAAAGTTAAAGGCAAAGACCTTAATATACACACCATTAGTGAATTAGAGTTGTATTAATGGAAGAAGGACTAACAGTGTTAGCATTAATAGCAACTGTGTTACTATTAAAGTTAACTGAAATGGAACAATAAAACATTTCCCTGCTAACGAATAAACAAACGGTAATATTGAAATGAGAATGCTGTGAGCAAAACCCTTATCCTCACATAAATAAACTGTAACCTACCAGAAATGGTAAAGATTGTAATTATCCGTAAAGCCATAGGTATCAGGCTTTGAAATAGACGGCACTGGACGGAGCAGGACTAAGGAACAGACTCAAGGTATAAGCAACGTTGTAGAAATACAGATACACCATAGAGAAATGCAAATACCTGTAATTACAATTAGGAATAGATGTAACTGTATGAGAAATGTTACTTAGTGAATCGTGAAATGTTTAAAGGGAAAAGAAACGATTGAAATGTGTACCGCCCATCATCAATGAACAGCGGGAGATACACAGACACTATTGGGAGCTCTCAGCAAGACCTAAACAGGTAAAGCTGTAGGTGCTAATGTGTTGTTCCCTTGAGAAAGGAATATAATCTAAAAAGTAACTAACAAAATGAGAAGGTAGTTACCAACACAGAGGACTTCTCAACCTCAAACTATAAGATAAGAGTGAAAGTACATGTATTACGTTATGTTTAAGTGTATGAGTAACTTTTTGAAGAAATCAGTATCAAGAGGCAACATTAGGGGTGTCTGTATCTATTGTGCTGACAAAACAGATTGACCAAAAGGCATGGGTTATAGGATGTAAAAGAAAGATGGTGAGCAAGGTCTTTACAATCTGAACAGGTTGCTTCCTGTTTTTATGATGAGGTGGCGGAATTGGTTAGACGCTATCATTTTTGTGGAAAATAAATGAAGGTATAAGGCGTGGGTAGCACCCAAAAGCAATACAATGAGGGGAACTCATGAAGCAAAATATGATAATCCAGACGTGGAATGTAGGTTCAAATCCTGCTCTCATCACTAATTTAAAAACAAATACCATGTATAAATTAACTGAAGATTCCATTAATGGAATCAAGATCAACAAAAAGATATTCCAAGAAGAATTATCTGACTGGACAATAAGACACAGAGAATCATTCATTGATGAATTGTTTGGTTGGATGGGTGAAGCATTAAGAGCTGGTCGAACAGATGCTGAACTTATGAAAAATGATTTGTTTATGCTTAATGATTGGGAAGATGAATACATATTTATTAACATTTCTACAAACATTTATGCAGGAGAAAAACAAGAACGGTTCAATGAAATCTGTGAAGAATTGTTAGAGTTAACACGTAATTTAAAACCCAAAAATAAAATGAAACACAACAATCCAAACATTACTGCTGAGGTAATAGCAGATAGTATTAACACAAGTGGTAACAGACTTACAAGTTTAGTTATAACTATACCACGTATCGTATTGGCTGAGTTCAATACTCATCGAGCTATCAGTAGAAACTCAGCGAGTAGTAGAGCAATACCCTTTAAGAAGATGGTAGAAATGGTAGAGTCTAATCCTTTTATTCCTACAGCTTTCCAAAAAGAGCATAAAGGAATGCAGGGTACTGAGTACTTTGAAGATATAGATGAACTATGGTCTTTAAAAGCTAATTGGCTACTTGCAAGAGATGAGGCTGTAAAGCAAGCAAACGCTTTATCTAAAATAGGCTTAACTAAACAACTTTGTAATAGACTACTTGAACCTTTCATGTATCATAAAATCATCGCTACAGCAACTGAATGGCAGAACTTCATTGCTCTTAGAGCTCATGACCAAGCAGAGATTCACATTCAAGATGCTGCATACAAAGTATTGGATGCATTGAATGATTCAACACCAAAGTTATTACAACCAGGTGAGTGGCATATTCCTTTTGGAGATAGAATTGATGAGGAAAGATTACAGACCATTATCGATACGATGACGAGTTGGGATAGAGATACGATAAAAGTTAAGATTGCTGCTGCTCGCTGTGCAAGAATATCTTACAATAACTTTGAAGGTAAAGATGACTATGCTGCTGATATTAAGTTACATGATATGCTTAAAGAATCAGGGCACATGTCGCCAATGGAGCATTTAGCATTTGCTTCAGATAAAGATTTACAATCTGGAAATTTTATCGGTTTTACTCAGTACAGAAAACTTTTAGCAGGAGAGAATAAATCAGATAGTAGACTAATCAAGTAAAGCTATGGAAAAAAGAATTGATTGTAGTGACCTTGTAGGTACATACAACTTAGAAGAAGCCAAAGCATTAGTAGTTACTATACAAAATAGAATAACTCAAGTTATGCGTGAAGAAGTACTGGAAGAAGACAATGACTTTAAGAGTATGGGTAAACACAAAGCTTTAAAGAGGCACATAAGTATAAGCAGGCTCTATGAGTCAGGCCTACTTGATAAATTGCGAGCTAAAGGTTATCACATTGAAGAGTTAGATGAAGGTACTCGTATAGTTATTCTTAAAGAAAACGGTAATAAGATGACTTATTATCCTAAATCTGATAAGATGTTGCACCACAGCATTAACAGCTGGGTTAAGCATGCGTTTAGTCAACTTAATAAGTTAGTGTGAGCCAGTATTCAAACATAACAAATCCTAAGTTAGCACTTGATTTCGTAAGAAAAGAATTTCAAATGCTAACTAGGAATTTTGATTTAATAGATTGGAGAACCGTAAGGAACGCCTTGTATTGGAAATCAGCCAATATATTAAATGAACAAAAAAGATGGGAGTTTAAAAACGAACTCATTAGTTATTACAACAACAAAGGAGTACCTATAACAGACTTAAAACAAATGACTGGTAGTTACACCATTGTAAAAAGAGAAGATGGTTATGAGTACATCCCTTAGTTTTAAAGAAGAAAAAGACTTCAAGAACTTTTTGTTTAAAATAAGCAAACTTGAAAAGAGTAATAAAGAATACATGTGGTGGAATAGTCCGATGGATCACGATAACGTAGACAAGTACTCATCAGATAAAGATCCATTCAATCATGCAAAAAAAAGAAAAGGAACGTTCAGATAACCAAGAAGAAAACAAAAAGATAGCAGAAAGACTGCTAAAGTTTAACCAGCAATCCCACAAAGAAAAAGATGGTGGAGGTAGCAAAAAACCAAATTAAAATGTTATATCAATTATCGCCAAGCGAACAAGCTGACGGTCTAATACGCAAACGTAATACATGGAGGCAACTGCTTACATTCAGAACTAGAATACAATCATCAAGGTCTGAAGTAAAGAGGCACATCAGATACTGGGAAGAAGTAGATAAACACTTACTAAATAAAAAGAAATGATAAACCCTTTACATTTTGTATTAGGTATTCTAATGGGAATAGCACTAACATTGTCAATATCGTTAATAGCGTATGTAGTTAAAAAACCTAACATAGTAGTACCTAGTGTAGCTAAAAAGCATCAACAAGAAATTGTTTCTAAAGAAGAACCTTTCAGTAAAGAACTTCTAGTAGAGTACATTGAGCAACTTAACATTAGATTCCCTAGGGTAGTGTTAGCTCAAGCTCGTATAGAGTCAGGTAACTTTAAGTCTAACCTATTTAAAAACAACAAGAACCTTTTTGGTATGAAGGTAGCTAGGAGAAGACCTACTACTGCACTAGTGTCAGACAGCGACTTTGCTAAGTATGACTCGTGGAAAGAATCCGTATTGGACTATGCGTTAATGCAGGCGCGTTACTATCATCACATCACATCAGAGTCAGCATACCTAGAAGCATTACAGTCAGCATACTGCCAAGAAAATAATTACATTGATAAACTTAAAAGTTGCATCAAATGAAAAACCCTTTTATATTAACAGTAATATGCATTATTCTAATCATGTTAGCAGGACTCACAATAAGTTATTACCCAGCATTAAGATTATGGTTATTCTTTTTAGTTGTAATACCAAGTTGTTTTGCATTAGCAGGATTAGCATTTGTTATAGTAGTAAGTAATACAAACAAACCAAGATGACTGAAGAAAACGAAGTAAACCTTATAATCGATAAGCTTGAAGTTGTAAGTAAAAAAAGAAGAAGAGAACTCCTATGGTTCTTTATTGAACGAGTTAGCAGCTCTGATAAAGATAGAATTGTAGATTTCCTGAATTACAAGAAAGTAAATATGGATAGCAACAATATAGCAGAAGGGGATTATGTTTTAGTTCCTTTAGGTATATCAGTGTATCCTAGTTTAAACAGGGAAGCTTATGAAAAAAGAGATTTAATTGACAAACAAGATCAAGTAAGGGTAAAAGTTGTTAAGATTAGCCCTATTGAGTCTTATTGCTGGATTGAAGCATATACAGGTTTAAACATAGTATCGCAAATAAAGACGTACAATAGTAATTTACCTAAGCAAGAAGACTTATTTGATTTGTAACTTTAGAAAAAAGTTATCAAGTGCTCATATATCAACTCCCAAGCGGTAAAATAGTAAACCTTTCGATAGAAACCTTTTTAAGGATGTCGGAAGATGACTTGAAGTACATGGAAGAAAGAAACATGGGTAGCTCTTGTGCCTCACACTCCCTTGATATTAAAGACTCTGACCTAGAGCAAATGAACATCCAGGAGGATGTAGAATTAGAAATTGACATAACAACACTGGATCCAGACATGTTTCCAATGAATGATATGTCATCAGAAGAAGAATAAAAACCAACAAATTTTATTGATATGAAAACTGAAAGATTTAATAGCTTACAGGGATTAATGTATTCCGGTAAGTTAGAAGCAAAGCAATTCGCTAATGAATCAAAAGTGGTAGACTATGGTAGTCTATCTAAAGTACAAAATGAATTGTACAAAAGATGTCTAATGGGATTAGATTATTACACACCTCAAGAACTTTATGTAATGAACAGTGCTAAGAAAACTAAAATCTTTAAGCGTCACAAAGCTGTTCAACAATCCATTAACATCTGGAAACAAAAGCTTAGCATAGAAAAAACAAACGCATGGTTGACTGCATTATTTCCAAATTCAGAATTAATTTCCGATATTTGCAATGATGATTCAGTCAGTAAAAAGTTCATTAACAAATTGTCTTTTAAAGAATTAGGAATAAAAAGAAAAGAAGTTATTGAAAAGTTAATTGATGAACATTTTTTACCAAAAAACTTTGCAACTCTATGAAATTAAAGACCTGTAACGGATGTGGAAATGAAAGACCAATCTTTAAAAATAAGATGGTAGATGGTGAACGATTCAGACTATGCCAATCATGTGCTAGAAAAGAACACGTTCAGCTTAAACCCACTACGAAACAGATCAAAAAAAGAAGTGATAAAAAAGTTATGGAGGATAGGATATACACTGTCCTCCGTAATAAATATTTAACCAACAATCCTAATTGCGAAATCAATACTGCTAATTGTACTACTGTAGGAACAGAGATACATCACACAGCGTATCGTACTGGAGAAAATTACTTGGATACAAACACATGGAAAACAAGTTGTAGAACTTGTCATACTTGGGTCCACAGTAATCCAATAGAAGCAAGAGAGTTAGGATTATTAAATTAAAATTATGAACCAAAAAGACATCATACAAGCCAAGTGCCTAGAAGCAATAGGTGATCAAAAGTATGCATGTGCTGTATTAGGAACTGGTGCTGGTAAAACTAGACTTGGCTTAAAACATATGGTAAAACAATTTAGAAGTTACTCAAAGTTTCTAGTTGTTGTGCCTAAGTTATCTGTTAAACAAGAATGGATTAATCAAGCACGAGAAGCTGACTTACAGTACATCTTAGACCGTATAACATTTGTTACATATTTATCGTTACATAAAGAATCATTCGATTATGATTACGTTTATTGCGATGAGTCACACAATGCTAAAAAGAAGCACGGTGATTGGTTAAGAAGGTATCAAGGTCCTGTATTAGGACTTACCGGAACTTACCCAAGATATGCAAGCTCAGAAGCAGGTGTTACATCAGCTGAGTTTTTCCCTAAAACTTATGAGTACAGTATAAAAGATGGTATAGCAGACAACATGCTAAACGATTACAAAATCTATGTACACATGCTTCCTTTAAGTAGAAACAAAAACATTCCAACAAGAAGAGGAAGTATGAGTGAAGTAGACTCGTACAACATGCACTGTAAATCTGTAGATACTGCAAATGGAAAAAGCGTAATGATGAAAAGAATCATGCGTATGAAAGCTATGCAAGGGTATGAAACGAAAGTGTTGTATGCTAAAAGGCTATTAGAACAACAAGTAGATAAAACTTTAGTCTTTACCGATTACACAGACCAAGCAGATAGGATATGTAAGTACACCTTTCATTCCAAAAATAGATTCTCTAAAGAAAACTTCAACATGTTTTTAACTGGAGATATAAACAAGTTAGCATCAGTACAACAAATAGCTGAAGGAGCTAACATCCCCAACTTAAAAGTTGGAATCATAACTCATGCTTACGCCAATGAAAAAAAACTCGCCCAAAAAATTGGTAGGTTTTTAAGATTAAACCCAAACGATACATCAATAATTCATATATTATGTTATCAAAACACAATTGACGTTAAATGGGTTAAGAGTGCGTTAAAGGATTTCAACAGTAAAAAGATTTTTAAATATGACACATCAAAAACAATTGGTATTACACAATGATGATAAGCATGACGTTAACTTCGTTAGAGCTTGTCTAATACGTTATTGCAAGCACGATTTCACTCAGGCTGAACAATGTGTTATAATCACTCATGGTGTAGGGAAATGTAGCGTTAAACAAGGTGACATAATGGACTTATTAGAAATCCAAAAATCACTAGAAGAAAACGGATTGAAAACAGAATTAATATCTATGAACTAATGAACGTAGAACCTTTTAAAGTTAAGTGTGTCGATGATACAAAAATTCCTGCTAATATTCCAAAAGAATTGCATGTTAAGGAAGGTGAGGTTTACACTGCAGACAGTGTTGTGCACTTACTATCATCACCCATCATTGGCTTAAAACTAATCGAAAAACCGTTAGGTGAAGAATGTTTCCCATATCATTATTGGGGCATACATCGCTTTGAACCTTATGATGAATCGCTAGAAGAAAAGCTAGAAGAATTGATGGATGAAGTACAAGAACTCATTAAACCAGATGTAACACATGGAGCGTAGCAGAGATTGGCATAGGAAAGTATCTATCATGGTAAATGGTGGTTGCTCTCCTATCCAAATTGCTGACATACTAAAAGACACCACAGAAGATGAAGTAAGGAAATCAATCCTTGTACATCAAGAAGATACATTGTGGTATGTAAATACAATGTTTGAAGGTAAGGCTTACCTTGGACATAAAACCGAATCATGTTTGGATGAAGAAATCATGTTAAATGGTTATCCAGACTATTCATATAAAAATTTGACAAAAGATGAAAAATCTATCTACAACGGTGAACCATGGGTTGATAAACCTGTTGTATTATCCGGAATCAAAAAAACAAGCTAAAACTTTATACTTGAGTCACCCTGTTTACATTAAGTTCAACGCTTATTTTAAACGTTATAAGGGAAGAGATAAATATTACATTGCTATGAAGTATCATGCAATCCAAATAATGCTTAAGCTAGAACTTACAAGTGAACAAATGAAAGAGTGCTTTGATTTAAAATCACACTCAACAATCTTAAATATTAAGAACAAGTACGAAAAGAAAAGGCATCACGATAGTTTCATTGCTGAAAACTTTGATAACTACGTGGAAAACTTCATATACCCTTTGGCTGTAAGAAGTCACAACTGGGCTATAGAAAGAAAGTATAATTATAAACCCACAATTATAAATAAAAATGGCGAAAAACAATAAACATAGGAATCGACAGCAGTTACACATCACAGTAAACCGACTAAGCTTTATTGAAGTAAGAAGTAATTACGGTAAGAAACCAACATGTAATCCTGAATTTGAATAATGGCTAACTGGTGTTCAAATACAATAACATTTTCAGGAACTCCTGATAAGATAAAACCATTGGAAACAATGTTTAAAAAAATGGTTAAGTTAGAAAATGAAACTAACCATGGTCAGCTACCATTCTTCATGGATAAAGCTATAGAAGGATGGTTTCATGACATATACATACAAGAGGTTGACACAAACGAACCAGATCATTCTTTCATTGCGGTTCAATACTCATCAAAGTACAATCCAAACATAGATGATTGTGTATTCATATCAGAAACATTAAAGCTGGACTTTGTATTATGCTATGAAGAAACAGGTAATTATATTTACGGTGAGGTAAAATATGAAAATGGTATAGTTCAAGTAAGAGATCTTGAAGAAGAAGACTTCAAGAAAGCAGCCTATTATGTTAATAACAAAATCGATGCTACGTCTGATGAAGCAGTGGGTCCAATATCTGATTTATCAGAAGAACAAATTGACAAGCTTGATGAAGATGGTTGGTATGAAGATACAAACTTTGAAAAACTAGATGAACTTCTGGAAGAAAAAGAATGGACTGCTCAATAATCTTTGTTATATTATGATAAGCACAACTGTAAAAGAAATGGCAAATCATAAGTACGACTATCAATGGATAGCAATGAGGTTAGAGTTTTTAATTGAGAACTCAATGGTTTATATAGATAGACCTAGTTTAAAAATTAAATATTGTGATGAAGAATATCTCATCTCGATGACTGAAGAAGCTAATGAAGTGCTAGAAACTTTCACAGTTTACTACATCAAGACTCACATTCAACGCTTCTCTTATCTTCCTAAAGATTTTCCAAAGTTCAGTGACTATGCTAAGCAAACCATTTCAGATTTAGTATCTCAAAAATTAAAATTAATCGAAGATGAATGCATTAGTCATTTTAAAATAGCGTATGAAAAAGACATGCCTAGTTAAATTCAAAAAAGTAAATGGTAAGTTCCTTCCAAAAGACGGACTTATGAAACACAGATTTAAAACATTCATTGAAGGTCTTACAGAAGACGATGAAATTGAATGCATATTCGAAGCTAACGAGCCTGATAATACAAAGGCTCAGTTAGCTAAGATACATGTGATGATTAAAGAAATCGCAGATGAAACTGGTGAGGACCAGAAAGAAACCAAGAAAGACATCAAAGATAGATGTGGATTAACACACTATATTGATGGAAAAAAGGTCTACAAATCGTTTGCAGACCAATCAAGAGAACAATTATCAGATGTAATTGAAAAGCTTTATTTAATAGGAGAGTTTGTAGGAATAAACTTTAAGAAGGATCTTTAGAATCTTCTACTACAATCTCGATAGTTTCTACTTGCTTATTAGCTACAGCAGTACGTTCAACTTCAGCGATTATATCAAGTAAAATCTTAAGAGTATATTCATGCCCTTCAAGTTTATCTGGTTCATCTGTTACTTTAATAAAGAAAGCTTTGGAATCTTCCAACTCTTCTATTAAAGATAGCGTATGATTCTTAATTGCATAGTATGCATTAGAACTTACATCAATCTTAATGATTGATTCTCTTTTAACAATTTCAACTTTATTAGAACTCATGAGTAACGATTTAAAAATCAAAGATATTAATAATAAACTTAAAATCAAGCTGGAAACATCCACTTGGTCAGAGTTTTTAGTTAGTTACGTTGAAGGAACAGCACATTACAATTTCATGGATCATTTGTTATCCCAATTAAGTAATGGAGTTAAGTTCCAACCACCATTAAAGAACTGGTTCACTGAATTTTTCAGAGTGGATTTCAACAAAGTGAAACTAATTGTTGTGTCAGCAGAACAGTCAGTTCCATTCTTAATAGATGATGAAACATTTCATTTAGTAACTAACAGAACTCACAGTGATGAGTCAACGACAGATCATGGAATGTATTGGAACATATTTAACGAAGTATTTTTTGAGTTCTTAGAAGAGAACAGCAAGAAAGTACCTGTTATTTTTATCAATCCAACTACATATCCGTATGCAAAGAAGCTGCATAAAGAAAGTAAAAAATTCTTTTTACCGGAAAGTTCAAGCACCTTTTGGCAAGATGAAGAAAACCTGAAAAATGTTTTTAAAAATGCTAACTTAATCATTAAGTCACAAGGAAATTCTGAATTAATTTCGTAAATTTGTAGCCCCGATATGAAAAAATTAAAGCAGTCATTTCTCTTTGAAAAATTAAAAAAAGAAAGGTTATCTTTTGCTGGTTACTTAGTATTGTATAACATATATAACGAGCTACCAGTTAATGAGAAACACTTGGATAAACTATCTAAAGATTACTATGAAGTAAAAGAAAACAACATAGTGATTACAACAAAAGGGTTAGCTTTACTTGAGTCCATCGACAACTTATTCTATGCAAAAAAGAAACCTAAGTTAGATGACATACTTGGAACAGATTACAAAGAAAAACTGAAACAGTATGTTGAATTATTTCCTAAAGGAAAACTTGGGAGTAACGCTTATGCTAGAAGTAACATTAAGGACCTGGAAAGAAATTTCATTTGGTTCTTTCAAGAGTATGAAGATTCATACGCTTGGGATGTTATCATCAAAGCAACTGAGTTTTACATAGAAGAACAGCGAAGAGCAAACTACAAGTACACACAAACATCAATGTATTTCATTCGCAAAGCAGACGTTAACAAGATTGTTAAATCAAACTTGGCAAATTATTGCGATAAGATTCTTGATGGTGATAATGTAAACAAAGAACACAGGTTCTTTAAAACAAATGTAATATGAAATGGAAAAGTCATAAACAGCATTACAACGAGGCTTTAAACTACATGCGTGGTAAACAAAAAGGAACTATCCTTACGTTTAAAACGCCATGGAACTCGTTTAACAATGCAAGTATGCAAGGTCTTGAGTTCAACACGATAACATTAATCGGAGCCAGACCTGCATCAGGAAAAACATTATTGATTGACCAGTTAATTCGTGAAGGATTTGTTTTAAACCCTGCGCTATCATTACGTGTGCTACAGTTTCAATTGGAAATGTTTGGTCGAACAACTAAACTGCGTGAGTTCTCTGCAGTAACTAAAAAAACATATAAACATTTATGTAGTGCTGAAGAAGAAGGAGTAGTAGTTGATGACAACCTAATTGAATTATGTAGACAACATGCTATAAATGCATCAAAGTATCCAATAGATGTAATCGATGAGGCTGTTACTGTTAAAGAGTTCCGTGCTGAAATTATTCAGTACATGGAAAAACATGCAGTAGAGTTAACTAGAAAAGATGGTAGTCCATATAAGAAATATACTAACACTGTAATAACATTAGACCACTCGGTATTAGTTAAGAAAGTAAAAGAAGAATCAGGTAAGCAAGAAATGTTAGCTAACCTGGGTGAAGTTTGTACTGAACTTAAAAAGAAATTTCCAATTGCATTCATACTGTTGACACAGTTAAACAGGGAAACAGATAGACCTGAAAGAAATGAGAATGGTAAGTATGGAAATCATATTTTAGAGTCAGACATATATGGTGGTGATGGTTTGCTACAACATGCAGACATCGTGGTTGGTATTAACAAACCAGCAAAAAGAAAGATAAGATTTTATGGACCTGAAAGATACATCATTGATGATCCTGAAACTTTAGTGTTCCATTGGATTAAATCTAGGAATGGTGATACAGGTATGAGTTTCTTTAAAGCAGAGTTTCAACACATGAGAATTGATGAAATGGATACACCAGGTCAAGACCTTAAACAATAAAAAATGGACAACAAATTAGAGATGCAGAGCAAAGCAGAAGTACTTTTAAGTTACCACAAAAAAACTTTTAAGTTACTTAAAGAAGAAAAGCCTTACTATAAGCCAACGTTGTTTTATCCAGCAAAAATTAATAAGGTAAAAACTTTAGCTGTTAACTTTTGGGATAACGAAATGGATCATGAAGGATTCCTTTATGTTGAACAAACAACTAAAGATCGTGATTTAATAAACACGAAAGAAAGGATTCTTTACAGATGGAAACCTAATCCAAGAAACGAGTGTCATAAAGAATCAAGTAAAGATAAACAAAGTGTTTATTACGTTATCCCTGTAGAAGAACTTGAAGTAGTATCTATTAACGGAGTGTTATTAGATACGAATTTAATTCCTAAATCAAATCCTATTAGAACTAAGAAAGTTGAATCTACTTCTTTCAATCAAGGGTTTGATGACGATGAGGATGATGACAATGGTTTACCTGATCCAGATTTAGATTTACCTATGGATCAAATGACAACTCGTGATTACGCAGCAATTCAATTAAGAGTTCCAGACTCACACAAACCGTGGTTAAATGAAATGATTAAAAAAGCAAATAAATGAGTGAAGAAAAGAAAGAAGTAGGGTTTGTCTTACCGACTAAACCAACAAAGAGTCAACTTATTAACCCAAGTCCTTTATTAATATTTGGTAAACCTAAGATAGGTAAAACAACAACTGTTGCAGCAATACCAAACTGTTTAGTGATTAACCTGGAAGATAAGATTCAAACCACTGATGGTATGATAACTTTTGCTAAAGACATTACGACTTTAAAGAAAGTATTAGCAGCCATTAAGAAAGCAGGTAATCCTTACAAGTATGTAGCAATAGATACATTAACTAAGCTAGAAGAATTTTGTATTCCGGAAGCTGAAAGATTGTATATGAAAACTCCAATGGGTAAGGACTCATGGATTAAGAAAGATGACAACGGTAAGTTGTTACCTACATGTGGTAAAGCTAAGTACGGAAGTATTATCTTTTTACCAAATGGTTCTGGATACCAGTACTTAAGAGCTGCTTTCCAACAGATAACTAACATGGTAGAACAAATTGCCGACAATGTTATCTATATTGCTCACGTTAAAGATACAAACATCCTTAAGGATGGAGCAGAGTTTACATCTAGTGACATTAACTTACTAGGTAAAAACAAACAGTCTATATCTGCAGCGGCACAAGCTATTGCATTTATGACAAGAATTGGAAATAAAAATTATCTTTGTTTCCAACCAGGTGATGATGTCTTATCTGGCTGTAAAATAAAAAGACTAGATGGTAAAGAAATATTAATCAGTGAGTATGATGAAGATGATAATCTAATCACACACTGGAATGATGTTTACATCGAAGAAAAAAAAAGTAAATAATTTTAAATCAAATAATAAAAAGTAAAGTCATGGGAATTTCAACTAAAGTAGTAAAGAAAGCATTTATTTCAAAAGAATTAAAGCCAGGTAACATTGTTGCAAAAATTAACAAGTTAGAGTTAAAGAAAAGCGATAATCCTAGAGAAGAAGGTAAAGACGAGTGGACATTAATGTTACACTTAGAAGGTAAACCAATGGGTAAAGACTTCGTAGGTTTCGACAAAGTGTTTGGAGATCCAAGTAAAGGACAGTACTTAGGTCAAACTGTACGTGTTAAAGCTACAAGATACCCTATTAGAACATTCAGCTGGACTAGTAAGAAAGATGGTAGCGAACAAACCAAAACAGATGTTGAACAAATACTAGGGTTCATTCAGCAACTATGCGATGTTGTTGGTAAAGACTGGTTAGATGAAATCGATGGTAAGTTTGAAACACTTGAAGAAATTGCTTCTGCTTTCAACAGACAGAAAGTAGTTAAAGATGTTTACATGAGTTGGTTAGTAGGAGCTGAACAAAAAGTAAACAGTAAAGGGTACGATGTGTACTACTGTTTCTTACCTGATTATAGAACAGCTAAAACAGTTGTTGCTAAAGAAGGTGGTTTAGTTACTGAGTTCGATCAAGCAGTTCACATCATTGCTGATAAGAAGTCATCTGAAGAAAGCGAATCATTAATTGACGGAACAGATGATGAAGATTTAACTGATGAGTTATTAGATGACTCAGATGAAGAATTATTCGACATCGATGGAGATGATGAAGAAGCATTCTAAGTAAAAATAAATTTGACATGTTTAAAGGGTTGCTGTATATTAGCAACCCTTTTTTTAATTTTTAGAGATATGATAACAACTGTAAAGTACAACAATAAAAACTTTCCAATTCCTTCAGAAAGAGTATTTGAGAAACTATTAAACTTAGAAGAAAAGCTAACAGGCCAAGAAGTTAAAATACGTTCTATATTCAGCTCTAAAGATAATACACCAAGCATGGTTATTTTCTATGGAGATGAAGGTTTTTATAGGTTTAAAGATTTTTCTTCTGGTAGATATGGTGACATTGCTGACGTAGCACAACACTTATTTGATATACCATCAAGACAAGATGCTTTCATTAAGATTAAAAAAATGTTTGAAGCTGATCCAGACTTCAAAGTAGAAGGGTTAAAAAGATCAGGCTATCAAAAAACAACAAAAGAAATTACATCACACACCATTAGAAAATGGAACAAACGTGATGAAGAATACTACAAAGAGTATTACATAGGTGGTAGCTTCTTAAAAGAATACATAATCAAACCTTTATCTGAATACGAGATAACAATTACTAGAGGCACCAGTTCAGAGTCCATGGTTTTTAAATCGGCTATGAGTTACGGTTACTTTAATAAGGCAGGTGAACTTTGTAAAATATACAACCCAAAAAATACTAAGGCTAAGTTTATTAAAGTTAAAGAGTTCATTCAGGGAAGTGAACAACTTAAATTTGAAGCACCGTGCTTAATTATAGCATCATCAATGAAAGATATAGGTGCTGCAAAGTCAATGAGAATTAAAGGTATTGAATACATCGCTCCAGATAGTGAGAATGTACATGTTCCTAAAGATAAAATTGATTTCTACAAAACTAAGTACAAATACATATTCACAATGTTTGATAACGACATAGCCGGAATGAAAGCTATGAAGCAGTATCAAGACTTGTATGGAATAAGCTACATATATTTTACTGTAGAAAAAGATATAGCTGAATGTGTTAAACAGCATGGTCCAAGTAACACAAAATTATTCTTTAAACCCGTATTAAAAGATGCAATTAGAAAGGAAAATAGTAGACTTAATAAACTCAAATGATCTTGAGAACTCAAGCTTAGGACTCAACCTAGCAAAAAACAAAGTAACCAAAGCAACTGTATTAACCTGGTACATAATACTAATAAAGGAAATAACAAATCCTCAAGTAAAAGGACACTTAACTCTTAGAAAAGCGTATGATGACCTAAACAATGAGATTTATAAACACGCAGGTTTTAGAGCAATAAGCGAATTAGATGTAACTGCAGCTGTAACATGGTTACAAAAAAACTTTACTGAAGCCTCTCCTGAATCAATTCAAAAGTTATTAGAAGCTATAGTAGAAAGAACATACAACTACGTTACAAAGAAAGTAGATAACGAAGAGTACATTAAGAAAACAAAATCATTAATCCCAATATTAAATGGACATTAACCACAACCTTGCAGTAGTATGTAAGAACCTTATGTTTAAACAACCCTTCTACGGATTGTTATTACTTAACCTTCAAAAAGAATGGTGTAGTAAAATTCAAACAGCAGGCGTAGGACTTAACGGATTAAATTACAAATTAAAAATTAACCCTGAATTTTGGGAAAGTTTATCGGAAGATCATAAATATGGCTTACTTCAACATGAGCTAATGCACATAGCATTCTTCCATATAACAGAATACAAACACTTAAAAAATAGAGAGATTGCTAACGTAGCAATGGATCTTGAAATCAATCAAGGTATTCCTGAAAAGAATCTTCCTACTGGTGGAGTTACCTTAAAAAACTTTGAAGACCTCGACTTACTTCAAAATGAAGGAACAAACACCTACTACAAGAAGTTGATGAAGGAAGAAGAAAAGAAAGAAGAAGAGCAAGGAGGCGGTCAATCTTTAAGTGATATGATTAAAGAAGCTCTTGCAGAAGGAGAAGGTAGTATTGACATGAACGGTTCACCAATGGACATACCTGATCACAATTGGGATGACTTCACTGGTCTTACAGAAGCCGAAGAAAAGCTTATAGACAGACAGCTTGCTCAAACTCTTAGTAACGTAGTAGAGCAAGTAAAGAAATCACAAGGTCATATTCCTAGTAACGTAGAGATACTACTAGAGAAACATCTTAAAATTGAACCACCTAAGTTTAATTGGAAAGCTTACGTAAGAAGATTCGTTGGTAACTCAATAAAATCTACTGTAAGAAAAACTAAGAGAAAGCAATCAAAGAGATTTGAACTTGACTTCGGCATAAGGATACAAGAGCATTCACATATACTCATTGGTATCGATTCCTCAGCATCGGTATCCGACAAAGAGATACACGAGTTCATGAATGAAATTAAACACATGAACAAGACAGGACATCAGTTCACAATAATCTTTGCTGATACTCAAATGCAAGAGCCTTTCGTTTATAAACCTAACGCTCAGATAGTCATTAAGAAGCGTGGTGGTACTGATTTCAACCCAGTGGTCGATTACTATCATCAACACAAGAATCGCTTCTCTACGCTAATCTATCTAACAGATGGTGAAGCTCCTCTTCCTAACAACCCTGTAAAGAATATGCTGTGGGTATTATCAACAATCAGTGGTGATGCAGATCACTTAAAAGAATCAGGTAAAGTAATTAAACTGAATTAACATGAATGATTTAGAAGCATTAAAACACACCTTAGAAACAGGTATGACAATACCACCATCAAGTTGTATTACTTGTTATTACTACAATAATGAATACAAACATGGGTGTAACCTTTTTGAAAGTAAAGAGCAAATGAAGCGTTGTATAAAGAATGATCACAGAGCAGGGATAAGAACCATTTATTTAAAAGAAAAGAAACAAAGCCTTGAAGCTGTAGATGTTCCATACAAAGTTGTTTCAAAGTCGAAACATAATGGAAACCAGATTAAAAAGAAAGTGTATGTAAACGAAAAAACTTTCAAACGGTATAGCCCAGACATAATTAAACGTTGGGGTTGGCATTACGACATAGAAGTTTACAAGTTTATAAACAACACTTGGGTTAAAATTAAAACAGAAAACAATGTTAACAATAAGTTGTAAATCAAAAAAGATCTTCTTAGCAATCAATGAAAACTTCATTGGTCCTGAAGAAAAATTACAGATAGCTTACTACAAAGCACAAGGTTGCCTATTAGAAATAGTAGAATCTTACAAGTTCCCTGATGAATGCAAATGCAATCATTGTAAAACTTTAGAGCACAAGTTTGAAGAAACAATTGAAGAAATCAAAAAAGATGTTTAAAGCAATTAGAGTACCAGAAGCAGATTCAATGCCTTTTGATAGGTGGACTGCTTACATGTGGTGCGTATTAATAACCAAAGGATTAACCAAGACTCACTATCTATGTACAGTAGATGGTGAGAGTTGGATTAAACCTCATTAAAAAGAAATAGTATGGAAAAAATACCAACAGCTGAAGAAATATTAAAGTTGTACTATAATGGGGCAAGAGATGAAGATGGTGACCCAATTTATTATGATTGGAGTATCCATGATGCCATGATTGATTTTGCTAAACTTCATGTAGAAGCTACATTACAAGAAATTGAAATCCAAAGGTGTATAAATCACCACCCTCCAATACAATTCATCAACAAAACATATTTAATAAAAAATATTAAGTAGTATGAAAAAATTTATTAAAATATTAATGTTAGCTCTTCTATTAAACAGTTGTTCTGATTACGAAGTAGTCGACACTAAAATTGTTAAAGGTGTTATATCAGCTAAAGATGAAGGTCGTAGAGGTAGATTTAAAACATTACCGAAATTCTACGTGCAATCTGCTAAAGAAACTATTAAAATAGATATTCCATTTGCAGATGAGAATTTGTTTAAAGTAGGTGATACTATCTGTGTAGTAGTTAAAACAGTAAAGAAAGTAAACTGATTATTAAAATAAACAGAAATTATGTGGAAATACGAACAAGAATTTAGAATAGACAAGCCTGAAACAGTAGGTGAAACAGATAAGCATTTTGATTTAGATAATTACAAAGATTGGTTAGAAGAACAATTGACTGACTGCCGTAAGCAATTATCTGTACAAAGTGTTAGCAATCTTTTATGTGGCTCTTTCGACTCTGACACAACAACAAGTAGTGCAACAAAATGTAAGTGTGGACGTGAAAAGTGGGAACACCCTAAAGTCAAATAATTGTAGCTAACGGTTTGTGTATGGCGTTGTTGCGGAATTGATTACGAAACTTAATAAATATAAACGAAATGAAAGTAACACAGATTGAAAAATTAAACCAACTTATATCAAGAACAGATATGAGTGGAAACCAAAAAGTAGAATGGCTCACAAACTTTATTGATGAGTACGTAACCGAGCAATTACGGTTAAACGATGTTAGCAACCGCAGGGAACTGTTAATTGACCTTTTAACAAGCCTTGAAAAAGGTGGGGGAAATAGATTTGTAAGTAAAGAATGGATTGCTGAATTTGGGTTTATACCAATAGACCAAAGAATGCCAAGTACAGCAAAATGTTGTAAATGTAATGTGAAATTTAAAAAGAAATAGTATGGAAAAGATACCAACAGCTGAAAAGTTTATGAGAGGACAAGAATTAAGCATTTCTTCTATACAAAACATGATGATACAATTTGCTAAACTTCATGTAGAACAAGCATTGAAAGAAATTGAAATGCAAAGGTGTATACATCACTACCCTCCAATACAATTCATCAACAAAACATACTTAATAAAAAATATTAAGTAGTATGAAAAAGTATTTTGTAAGCTTTACCCAGGCGGTAGCATTAAAAGAATTAGGATTTGATGAAAATTGTTTTGCAACTTTTGACTCAGATAAATGGTTTGAGGTACAAGATTTTGCACAAAATTATGATACATTTCCTTCACATATAATTGCAGCACCTCTTAAAGCTCAAGTGTTTGAATGGTTTAGAGAAAAACATAAAATAGGTCATGATATACTTTGTCCATTTATTTCCTTTCAAGGTAAAGACGGCAAACTACATGGAGAAAATGCTAAATTTGAAATGTACATTACAGATGAAGAGCAGTTGTCTATAACAGATGAAGAATTTTATCATAATTCATACGAAGAAGCTGAATCAGCGGCAATTGATAAACTAATAGAATTATTGAAATGAGGAAATTAAATATAAACATAGGAAACTTACTAATGTTAACAAGTGTAATTGTAATGTCAGTATATACATATACAGTTAGAAGAAGAAACAATGAACTTGTTAAATTATACAATAAAAAAGTTGAGGAGGTAAAGTTACATAATAGTATTGTTACAACATTTAAAAGTTTTGTATCTAAAGTAGACACTCTTCAAGTAAACCTTGAAAAACACAGAACTGAATGTCCTCACTATAAAAACAAACTAAAATGAAATTATGACAACTAAAGAAGAAGTACAAAAAGAATTAAGTCAAGTTTTACATGGTCACCCATCAAGAACACTTGAATTAAGATTGAAAAGGTGTGAAGAAATTATAATCTTATTAGCTGAAAAAATTGATAAGATTTATCAAGAAGGATTTGAAAATGGTTATGACAATGGAATAGAGGATGCTATAAATAAATAGAATTATTGAAATGAAATTATTTAAAACAAAAGATGGTTATGCTTCATCAAATAATAATGATTTTGACGATATAACGGCAATTACTAATCATGAATTAGCAGAAGAACATGGACTAGGTAAACTATCCTTAAAAAACTGTCAAGCGATTGAGAATGGGTATGACTTGGAAATCCTTGCTTCTGATTTTATGTGTTCAGGCAATACAATAATAGGAGGAGAGTATAGTGTATGGATAAAAGATGCCTTCAAACAAGGCATCCAAAAAGCTATGGAGTTAATGGAGGGTAAGAAGTATAGTAGGCAAGATGTCATTCATGCATTGACTTACGGAGTTGGGGAATCAAAAAAGAATAGAACACACTCTCAAATATTAGAAGAGTATAAAAATTCACATTTAATACAACCTAAAGAATGGGAGGTTGAAATAGTTACTAAGCCTTTCACAGAAGTAGATGAAGGATTTGAATTAATACCTAAGAGAGAACCTAAACTAGATAAAGATGGATGCTTAATACTTAGAAGAATTGATAACAAAGTCTAACCGAAAAGCATTAGATATAAAGTTTTCCGGAAGGTCAAGTGATTACATAACACCTAGCTTTATATTTGGTTGTGGTTATGATTGCACATATTGTTACTGTAAGAGGCATGTAGATGATGGAATCAATGTTGCTATAAACACAACTCAAATCTTAGATAAAGTTAGTTCTCATGCATACTTTGATGCAGATATAGTAAAACCTAACCAGACACACAACGAATACATCACTTACGATATAGGTTGTAATTCAGATATGGCTCTTCACTTAAAGCATTGGGATTGGAAAGTAACTTTCGATTTCTTTAAAACTCATCCTAAAGCAATGGGAACATTTGCTACGAAGTACGTAAACAAAAAGCTACTTGAATATAACCCTGAAAAAAAGATCAGGATTAGATTTAGCTTAATGCCTCAAGTGTATGCTGATTTGCTTGAACCTAAAACATCTAGCATTGTTAGCAGGATTAATGCAATAAACTTATTCATTGAGGCTGGTTACGATGTACATGTTAACTTTTCTCCTGTAATAGTAAGGAAAGGATGGTTGGAAGAATACAAGTCGTTATTTCAACTCTTAAATGACGGAGTTAAAAACGAATATAAAAATCAAGTTAAGGCTGAAGTTATATTCTTAACACACAATGTAAAGAAGCATGAATCAAACATGCAGAATAATAAACCAGGTGAAAAACTATTATGGAAACCTAAGTTGCAAGAAGCTAAAACTTCTCAATACGGTGGTGAAAACATAAGATACAAACGCCAATATAAATCCAAGTGGATTAATGAATTGATGTTGGTACACAATCAAGTAGTACCATGGAACACAGTAAGATATATTTTTTAAAATGAGTAAAACAATTAACATAGATGTTCAAAATGAGCCTCAAGGTTCAATAGAAAACATCACTTATTGCGAATTAACTTTTACAGAAAATGATATTAATAACTTAAGGCAAGCTCAAGCAGTGATGGCAATACATACATCATTTGATCATGTAGTTTTTAATTTTGAAGGTGGTTCCAGACCTGGTAACGATACACGTTTACCTGTAGAATGGAAATATGATGTTGAACAAATAATGGTGTACCGTAATACTTTCCGGTACATTGCTCAAGGAAAATGGGATTGTAGAGATGAACTTGAGTCAGTAGATGTAAGTATAGATTTAATAATAAATAAACAATTTTTAAGATGAACAAAGTAAAAATGAACAGTAGTGAGTTAAAAGAAACTCTTAGTTACATTATCAAAAACAACCGTCAGTTACAGACTTTAGGAAAGAAACCTGTAACAGTATCAATTTGTGGTGCAGCAGGGTTGGGAAAAACATCTGTGGTAGAACAACTATCTGAAGAATTAGAATTAAAGCATTTTGAAGTTATCAACTTAGCTCAATTAGACGAGCTTGGTGACTTAGTTGGTATTCCAATGAAGGAATACTATATGACAGCAGAAAAGAATGGTAAGAAAATAGGTAAGTGGGTTGAAGATAAAGTTATTGAAACTTACGTGGGAATGGGTTATGTATTAACAAACAACTCACGCATGGGTTACTCTAAACCAGCTTGGATTGCAGGTAAAGGAGAAAATGGTGTACTTGTACTTGATGACTATACGAGGGCGGCTCCACGATTCATGCAAGCAGTGATGGAAATTATCAACAAGCAAGAATACATTTCATGGAAACTACCTAAGAACTGGACCATTCTTCTTACAGAAAATCCTGATGACGGAACATATAATGTAACGGACATTGATGCTGCAGCTAAATCAAGATACATGACTTTCGATATTAAATGGGAAGTAGATGTATGGGCTGAATGGGCTGAGAAAAACAAGATTGATGCAAGATGTATCAACTTTATGTTGATGACTCCAGAGGTAATCAAAGAAGACGCACCTGAAGTTAATCCAAGAGCATTAGTAAACTTCTTCAATACTATTTCAGGAATTGAAGACTACAACAAATCATTACCTTTAGTTCAAAACATTGGCGAGGCTTGTGTTGGACCTGAAGTAACTACTATGTTTTCCATGTTCATTAATAACAACATGGATAAGATGATTACTCCACAAGAAATCTTAGATACTAAGAAAACTTTTGATGAAGTAGCTGTCAAAATTAAAGATCTTATTAAAGAAGGTACTGAATATAGAGCTGATTTAGCTTACGTGTTAACTACAAGATTAACTAACTACTTGCAGTTTAACATCGAGCAAAAAGAAGTAACGCCAAAAGTTATTGAAAGAATCAAACAACTTGTGTTACAAGAAGTATTAGGATCTGATTTGAAGTTTGTATTAGCTAAGAAAGTTATTACAGGAAACAGCAAGTTTAATGCTTTATTATCAGATGAAAAAGTAATCGATATAATTTTAGAATAATGAAGTTAACATCAAATGTTTGTCTTTTACCAGACAGATTTTATGATTCAGAAAGAAAAGAAAGATTGTCATCTAACCCATCCCTTAACGAAATTAAGTGGATGGGTTTACATCAAGTTAAGTTAAAAACTAATTTTAACTTCAGAGAAGATCAAGATGAAACAAGATATTCGTTAAGCGAATGCTCTTTATATGTGCCTAAAAAGCTAGGTAACTTTTTAAATTTTAACATAACTCAAGTCAACAGGAAAAAAGAAATTGAAAAACACACATTGGTTTTAAAATTAGATCATGATAAAGAAACCCATTTGTTTTCAAAAGTAAGTGATGTTTTAAACTTAGACTCAAAAGAAAATGAGTTAACTAACGAATTACAACTTTTCTTAAAAGAACACATTGAGTTAAAAGAGATTGATGAAAACTGTTACATTTATCTTCTTCCATCTATGTTGCATGACAAAGCTGGATACTGGGCTGATGAACTAATGGTTCGTAAAAAAGCAGCACGAGGTTCAGGATACTATTGGGATGCTGAAAAAGAAGCAATCCATATTAAAGAATTACTGTTAATAACAGGAACTAAAGTTATTACTGAAGATTATTTTCATAAACTTAGTTCAATGCTGGATGCAAATGAAAATTTAGATTTGGTCTTGAAGATTTTAGAAGAGTCTAATATACCAGACAGCATAATACCAATAGCTTTGCTTATGAACAAAGCTGAAGAACAAATTGATCGAAAAACATTTACTAAGAAGTATCCTAAATTAAATGCATTTATTACGTTAAGCCCAAGACCTGTAGATACAATAGTGGAATTATCAAAAGAAACATTATGCAGGAACTTAACTTTATCTGAATTAGAACTGATAGCAGATAATTATTACAACAGGAATTTAGAAAAAAGCAGTTTGTTTAAATTTGAATTAAAAAAGAAAAAATGAAAAGAGAGTTAAACGAAGTAGAGTTAATGAACAAAGAAGATTTCTATGCAAATCTTGATAGTCTGGCGTTAAGTGCCAGTGCTATTAAATTATTATTGGATAGCCCTAAAACTTACTATGAGCATTATGTTTTAGGAAACAAAGAAATAAAGAAAGGTAAGCACTTTGATGAAGGTTCTTTAGTTCACTGTATGGTTTTAGAACCAGATGAGTTAAAAAATAACTTTGTGAACATGGGTATAGCAACACCACCGGATAGCATCAAAGGATGTATTGATCATTTACTTTCTTTAGAAAGAGATGCATCTGAACTTCAAGAATACGCTGAAGAAATTGTAGCTTATCTTAAAGAGATTAACTTGTATCAATCACTTGTTGACGATAAGAAACCAAACAAAGACGGACTTGTTTTTACAGGAGATGAAAAGAGAATCAACAAAGTTATCAATGAAAACTCAATAGAGTATTTCAAGATAATGGTTGAGTCAAGAGATAAAACTATTGTTGATGGTGCATCTTGGGATAAGTGTTTAGAAAAAGCAAACGCTATCTTAGAAAATCCAAAAGCTTTGTCTTTATTAAGAACTCAAAATGACAATCAAGAAATTGCATTTGAGCTTGAATTAAAGAAAAAAGTTCCTGGGTTCACTTACAAACTTAAAGGTGTTTTAGATGCTATCAAAATAGATCACGAGTTAAAAAAGATTTACGTGAGTGATGTTAAAACAACTGGAGGATTACTTAAAGATTTTAAAGCATCTGCTGAAAAGTTTAACTACTGGTTACAAGAAGCTATTTACAAAGTTCTTAGTGAAACATTATTAGATTCACCATCATTAAAAGAGTACACTGTAAGTTTTAACTTCATCGTAGTTGATAGAGCTAATGATGTGTATTGCTTTACAGTAACGCCTGAAACATCAGAAATGTGGGCTGAAGAATTAAAGAAATTAATTAACAGAGAAGTTGCTTATCACATACAGGAAAAAGACTTTACTTTACCTTTTGAGTTCGCAAATAATTTAGTAAGTTTGTAGTAAATAAAATAAAGTTATGTCAGAAGTAAACCAACAAAAGAGCATGCTAATTGTTAATCAGATTCACATGGGTGAACCAACATTTAGTTTAATTGCAGCAAGTACAGATTGCCCTTATGTAGAATGTATTTACGTTCCTCAAACAAAACAACTAGCAGTCATCACAAAGACTCAGAAAGATACTTTCCATTTCTTTCCTAAGTTAGATGACAATGGTGATGTTATGAGAGCTAAGGTACAAAGAGGGAACGGAAAAGAAATCAAAGAAGAAAGAAGAGGAATCAAAACTTTCTACGAGTATTATCTTCATGATGAGAAAGACATTCTTGATTTTGTAAAACGTTTTGCATTAAATGCAACTGGATTCAAAATTGCAAACTTCACTGAAAAAAAAGATAAGTAAGATGGGAAAGAGTTTACATAATACAACAGCAAACGGAGCTACTAAAAATGTAAAAGACATTAAGTTCTGGGGTAATGGAGATCTATTTAAACTTCTTTCTAAAGCATCATCTGAAGAAGAAGGATGGATGAAGTCTACTAAAGCAATGGAGATTGAAGGAGTAGGTTGTGTAGTGCAAGTTACAACACAACAAAAAAACTCTAAGAAGAGTAGGTTTTTAACAACAGATGAACTAGAAGATAAATATCCTAATTCAGAAGACAGACCTACTTACGAACAAGTAAACGAAGCAGACTGGGTTATAACAGATGCAGTTACATTTGTTCCAGGAGTAATGATTATAGAAAAGTTTGATTCTCAAATGGAAAATGTAATCGAAAGAAAGTTAGTTGCTATTCATTAGTAACTGTATTTAAAATCAATAGTTAAGGGGAGCTTCGGTTCCCCTTTTTTAACCTTTAACATTATGGTTTCAATAATTAACATAGTTAATTTATGGTACAATGATAACAGATCAGACAAGGTATATAACGTCAAACTTGAATTAGCAGATCCAAACAATCAAACTTGGACTGTTGACTTCGAATATGGAAGACGAGGTAATAACCTTATTGAAGGTACTAAAACGCCATCACCAACTAATTATCAAAAAGCAAAACAAATATTTGATAAACTCGTTGCATCTAAAACAAATAAAGGTTATGAATTTATTCAAAATCAAAAACAACTTCAAAGAGATGTTGCATCAATGCTGCTAAAGAAGTTAGATTTGTTTTATGAAAAGCAATGGGTTACAAATAATGAGTACACTAAGCTTCAAGGATTGTTACAATCTAATGACGATGAAAGTCAAGTACTCGCAGAAAGAATCATTAACAAAATAATTATAAAGTAATGGGAGCAAATAACTATATAGCACGTGGATTTGGTAAAACAATGAATGAAGCTTACAGAGAATGTGTTGAAGAAGCAAGAGAAGAACATGGTCATGAACAAGGTTATTCTGGTGAAATTAATTGTTCTGCTGGTTACCGAGATGTAACAGATAGATGGAAAGCAAGTAAATTATCAGAAGGTGATTTTATTGACTTACACCATGATGATTTAGAAAAAGGAGGCGCTGCTTGGGGAATATGTAGACAAGAACCTGTTGGAAATACAAACAAAATTAAGTCTACTGTTGAACACATAGTCTTTAAAGGAGCACGTAAATGGGAATTGTTATACGTACCTTCAACGCGATCCGAATCATGGATTGGAAAAGCAGCTAACAATAAAGCAGAAGCTGTTGCTACAGCAAGAAAACATACAGAGCAAACAGGTGAATCTACAGTTGTGTATATTGAAAGAAGACTTACTGCAGGTTCAGGAAACAATAGAGTTGCTGTAATTAATTATAAATCAAATCCAAAAGAAAGAACTGGTAATTACGTATTCTTTGGAGTAGCACCATATTAAAATGAAATTAGCCAAAGGATACGTATATGACTATGAAACTGTAAAGAATTGTTTTCTGGGGATGTTTATAAATTTAGCTAATCCAAATGATATTATTTCATTTGAGATGAGCACTTATGAAGATCAATCAGAAGACTTCCACAAGTTTCTAAACCAAGTAATTAAACAAAAAACAACTCTCGTATCATACAACGGTTTAAAATTTGACAGTCAGGTTTCAAGGTCTTTTTTATCTGCCTATGGTCTAATGATAAATACTGGAACTGAATGGGCTACTCACTTATTTCAGAAAGCTCAAACAATAATTAAAAGGGCTAACGAGCGTGAGTTCCCAATGCATCATCCAAAAGATAATCCATTCAAAGAGATTGACATTTTAGCAATTAACAATTACGATAATCCTGCTAAAAGGTCATCTCTTAAATGGCTTCAGTACAGTATGGATTGGCATAATGTTGAAGACATGGCCAAACCTTTTGATCAGACGCATAACGAACAAGACATCCTGTTGCTTAGACGGTATTGTATGAATGATTGTCTATCTACTAGAGAGTTATTCTTTAAGAATAAATCAGAAATACTTCTAAGAGGTAATCTGACAAAACACTTTGGTATGGATTTGACATCAGCTTCAGAACCAAAGTTAGCAAAGAGTATCTTCCTAAAGTTGTTAGCAGAGCAGATGGATGTACCACAGTATGAACTGAAAAAGAAAAAGACTTACAGAAAAGAAATTAAACTATCTGAAGTAATACTTCCATACATAAAGTTTAAAACTAAAGTATTTCAAGAAACTTTAGTTGAATTTAAAGGGAAGGTTTTAGATGGGGAAAACTTAAAAGGTTCTTTCAAAAAAGATGTTGTGTACAGAGGTATGCCTATTACATTTGCATTAGGTGGTATTCATGGTGCTAAGAAAGGTATTTACAAATCCTGTAAAGACTTTATCATAAAATCATTTGACGTTACTTCATATTATCCAAACCTTGCTATTAGAAACAAGTGGGCTCCAGCTCATATACCTAAGAAGTTGTTTTGTGATATTTATGAAGGATTCTTTGAAGATAGAAAGAAGTATCCTAAGAGTAACCCATTGAACTATGTTTACAAAATTTTGTTAAACTCAACGTATGGATTATCCAATGAAGATAACTCATTCCTAAAGGATTCATTATTCACAATGCGTATTACAGTAAACGGTCAGCTGTTGTTAGTTATGCTAATGGAAGACATCTGTGAACAAATACCAGGAGCTAGACCTGTAATGATTAATACAGATGGTGCTGAAATCATTATACCAAGAGGGTATGAAGATAAGTACACTGAAATTTGTGAAAAATGGGAAAAGCAAACAATGCTTAACCTTGAGTACGAAAACTACCAAAAGTTAATAACACCTGATATAAACAATTACATAGGTATTTACGAAGGAGTTGAAGTATCTGAAGAGAAGGCCTTAGAGCTCATTAAAGAATTTCCGAAGCCACTTGTTAAAAAAACCAAAGATGGTAAGTTTAAACACTACAAGACGAAGTGTAAGGGTAGATTTGAAATAGATAAGCCTTTGCATAAAAACAAAAGTTATCGAATCAATCGAATTGCTTTCTACAATTACTTTGTTCACAACAAGCAACCTGAGATTACTATCATCGAAAACACTAACATCTTCGACTATTGTGCAGGAGTTAGAGCAAAAGGTGAATGGAAGCTTATGGCTACATGTATTGGTGATGGTCTTGTTGATGACAAAGCATTACCAAAAACGTTACGTTATTACGTAGCAACTAAAGGCTGTAAGCTAGTAAAAGTAAAAGAGATTTGGGGTTTACCTCCGGAACAAGAAACAGATTTATTTTCATCTCAAAACCCTGAAGTAGATCCTAATCAAAAAGTGTTGTTAGAAGTTAAGAACATTAAACTTGAAGCAGCTAACTGCATGGAACAAATAGCTAACAGAATAGATTCAAGTGTTCCATTTGAAGACTATGGTGTTGACACATTGTTCTATATAAAAAAGATAAGAAAGGAGATCAAGAATATTGATCCAGAGTATTCACAAGCAATGAGCAATTTTTATGATCAGTAAAGAAAAAACAGAAGAATTTTTAAGGGCTGTACCCTTACCAGTAGAAACAAAAACATACACCGTAATTTCTCACGGTGATATAATAAACCATGCTCTAAAACTATTAGAGGACCATGGGTTTGTCGTTGAAGGCGACATGTATAAAGCAAGTACAGATGGGAAAGTTGCATTAGGCTTTATGAAGCTGAAACAAAATAAAGATCCAGAAATGGGTATGACCTTTAACTGGTCTAACTCTTACAATAAACAATTAAGATTTAGTTGTGGTATTGGTGGATTCATTTACGATAATAACTCAGCATTTGTATCATCAAACGAACATTCTGCATGGACAAGAAAACATACAGGAACTGCATTAACTGATACTTTAGAAGTAATGGAGAACATGATCGAATCAGCTCATGATCATTTTGATGCAATCATTGCCATGAAAAAGAAGTACCAGGCAATTGAAGTATCCAGAAAACAATATGCTAAGATAATTGGTTTGTTGTACTTCGATAAAAAGATTATAACCATAGAGCAAGCTTCTACAATTAGAAAAGAGTACGATGTTCCTACATTCAAGTATGAAGAGAAAGGTACGCTGTGGGCTTTGTATAAGATAATCATGCAGGCTGTTGCAGAACAAACACCAAACAAGTGGTATCAGCAACAAGTTAAGATTAGTAATTACCTTGAACTTATGTACAAGATAACTACTGTTGAAGATGAGTCTGAGTTTGTTGCTGAAGAAGAAGTTCCAGAGCAATTAACTATGTCAATGGATGATCTTCCAGAGTCAATTGCTACAACAGAATCATTAACTAAACAAGAAGTTGTTGAGAAATTTGGAGCAGATTTATCTGAAGAACAGATAGAAATGATTGAGCGTGAGTATGCTTATCCTTTGCAAACAGAAGATAAAGATTCAGGTCAATATGGAAAACCTTTTGATCCAGACAATGCTAATGTTGCAGGAGATGTAACATTAGAAATAACTCCGGAGGAAGAAAAGTCTGAAGAACTGCAAGAAGTCGATAAAGGTTTAATTGAAAATGCTCAACCAGCTACATCATTCTTTGAGTCAACAGAAAAAAAGTCAGCATTTGCAGATTTAAAACTGGATGATACGGTTAAAGAAAAAGAAGAGGAAAAAGAAAAAGCAATGTGTAACAATTGTGGTTCAGAAGATGTAGTGTTTAATGCATCAGCTCAAATGCTTTGTAATAATTGCGGTGATGAAGAAGACATAACCGAAGTTATTGAAGAAGAAGAATCTGATGAACTTATTGACGAAGATGAGAAAGATGAACTCAACGACATGTTTCTTGATGAAGATACAACAGATGAAATACTTGAAGAAGAATCTGAAGAACCTGTGATTCATATTGAATCTGATGAAGAGTATGATGCTAGAGTAGCTGAAATAGAAGGTGAACCAGAAGCAATAGAATCTTCTTCTAAAGAAGACTTACTTGAGTTAGATGATGAAGAAAAGGAAGTTGAGGAAGTAATTGATCCAAAAATTCCAGGATTCATTAACAGATTCTACGATGGAAACATCAACCAAAAATTAAACATTGACTACAAAGAAGACTTTATGACAGTTACTCTTGAGTCAAATGAAATGTTTGTAATATAAACCAAATTAAACCTACAGGAAATCAACCTGTAGGTTTATTAATACTTAAAAAATGAGTACAATATTTGAGGCTCGTTCTCAGCCAATAGAGTTCACAAAAGGACAAAGAGAAGCCTTAGAAAAAGTAGAAACCTTTTTAAAATCAGACCACAACTTCTTTTTATTAGCAGGTTATTCAGGATGTGGTAAGACAACTATTGCTGAAAACATTGCTAAATTTTCAAATGCCAAAATGATGGCCCCTACTAATGCAGCTGTAAACAGATTAGCTGAAAAAATAAACGTTCCTGCTAATAGATTTTCTACAATACACCGAGTAATGTATTCTCCAAAAGATGATTCAGGTCAATTTAGAAAATCAAAAGGGATGGACCCAAAAAAAGTTTACATTGTGGATGAATGCTCAATGATTGATAAACGAGTGCTTGATGACCTTTTAACAGATGCGCAAAAGAAAGAGTCTAAGATCATTTTTATGGGTGAATAGTTGCCCAGTTTAAACCCCTCTAATTGCTGGGATACCCTAAAGCTCTATAAACTACAACGTGATCCTAAAGGATGAGCGTGAATGTTTGAAAATTATAGAGATGTCGAATGGGCAATCAGCAGCGAAGACCTTTTAAAATAGGTAACGTTCAACGACTATCCGAAAGGAGTAGGGCTAAACAATTAGTTCGAAACGGGGGGAAGTTAGTTTAAAATTTTTCTTATTTTTGATTATGAAACACACAAAGATTTATGCATTACTTGATCCTAGTACTAATATTATTCGGTATGTAGGATTAACAACAGTCGCTTTAAATCATAGATTGAATCAACATGTATACGCAGCAAAAACAAGAAGTCAAACCCATAGAACAAAATGGATTAATTCTTTAAAAGAAAAGCCTGTAATAATATTAATAGATGAGATAATCAGTGATCAAGTAGAATGGTGGTTGGAAGAGTATTACATAAGTCAGTTTAAAGCATGGGGTTTTAATTTAGTAAACGCTACAGATGGAGGAAAAGTTCCAATAACAAAATCAGGAAAAAACAATCCTAATTACGGAAATAAATATAATCCTTTATCAAAAGTAACTAAAGGTAAAATCGTACAATTAGATAGCAAAGGCATTTACGTAAGAACTGTTTCGTGCATTGCTGAATTTGAGAAATACAATCTAAATCCATGTAACGTTTCGCTGTGTGTTAATAAAAAAAGAAATCATCATAAAGGTTTTCAATTTATAAAAATTGAAGATTATGATGAATGCAAAAAATACGAGTTAACTTCGGTTAATACTCAAAGAAAAAGAGTAGCTCAATTGGACTATAACAACTCATCAATTATAAAAACATTCGATTCTATATCAGATGCCTCAAGAGAAGTATTAAATACTTCAAATGGAACAAGTAAAATAGGAGAAGTGTGTGAAAATAAAAGAAAGAGTTATAAAGGATTCAAATGGTGTTATATAAACTAATTTAAGATATAGTCTGATCTCATAAGAAATTATGAGCTAACATGCTTGGACAGCTTTCAGTTAGAACCTGTAGGAATAGATCCTCACATCTTTAGTTGGAGAGAAGATTGTTTCTTTGAAGAAAACAAGTACGAACTAACAGAAGTTAAAAGATACGATGGTGTTTTATTAAACATTGCTACTGAGTTAAGAACAAACAAAGAAGCTCATTTTAAAGCACCTGAAACAGATGACCTGCAGATACTACCAAAGTTTAACAAAAGTCTTTTAGAAGACATCCGTGAGGATAACAACTACATAGTTCTTACTTCTACAAACCAGAAGCGTGTTTTGTATAATCAAAAAATTCGTGCTACAAGATTTAAAACTGTCGAAGACTTAGATTATGCACAGAACAATGATGCAATGGTTAGTGTTTCTAATAGCAATCATTATTCAAACGGAGAAACTTTTAAAATGAAGTATCCTCAGCTTTTGTTTGAAACTGAAATAAGAGTTCCTGATAAAAGAACTGAAGAGATGTCTATATACAAAGCATTGATATACAAGAATCAAAACAAGATTGTTGTGTTGATACCAGATTTAAAAGAACCTTCGTTACACGGTGCTCAAATATTTGATGCACATGAAGAAGGATGGTTTAGATTTTCATTTGACATTCAAAAAATGTTGTTTGTGAACATACCAAAAAGAAACTTAAAGTTCTGGAATAAAGATGTAATCATAGCTACTTATGGTTATGCGATCAGTTGTCACAAAGCTCAAGGTCAAGAGTGGGATAATGTTTACATAGATGCATCTTGGTTAATGCCTGCATGGGATTCAGCTAGATGGTTCTACACAGCCATCACTAGAGCAAAAAAGAAAGTACAAGTAACTGAAAACAAATACCTAACTACAAGTTAAATGAGAAAAATTGAAGTAATGAATCATGAAATTGAATCAAATGACTAAGATGAATGAAGATGAGTTCTTAATGAGAACTGGTGCACCTACACTACCAGAAAAATTAATGTGGGAAAGATTAGCAAATAAAGACTTGAAGAAAGAAGTATTTATTCTTAAAGAAGGTTTAAAAAGAATGTCGGAACAGTATGGTGAATACAAGAAAACTGTAGGAACAAATCATATTGCTCAGATGTTGACTAAGCTTAACAGAGTTAAGAAAGAAAATGAACACTTAAAAGAAAAGTGTAAAAAACTAACTCAGCAAAATGAAGAGTTCCTTTGTTCTTTAGCTGAAGCTAACTTGAAACTTGAAGAGTATAAACAAAAAGAACAATCATGGCTGGGAAAATTACTGAAGAGAAAAAGTTAATAGCTGAATTAGAGTTAGAGTTAACTCGATATACAAAGAAAGTAAAAGCTTTCAAAAAAGAATTAGCAGAAATGTTACTAGAAGATTACACAACTAACTGGAAAGTAAAAACTAGAGCCTCTTTAAGAAGAGCAGGATTAGATTTAAAAAATACAATAACCGATTTTAATAAAGAATTATGAGCCAATATAAAATTGATAAAGCAAGAAGTAGAGAAGACTATGACAACATGTGTCTTCAACCATCTGACGGTGGACAATATGATGCAGCAACTGCATTACGCATTCTTGAAAATGGATCCGGTGGATCTATGCAAAATGTAAAAACTGGTGCTGGTTTAATGGTAAGTTACAACAAGTCTTCAAACGACTGGATTAGAAAACAATTAAAGATTAAGTAATGGAAGAACCAAAAAAAGGAAAGATCCTTGCATCAAAGTTTGTTGATTGGTATTATTCAGATTCAATTGATACAAGAATTGCAGGAGAACATGTTATTCATAATATTAAAACACAGGGTTATTCTAATATAACTCTTAGAGAAATATATGATGCGTGTGGTCCTGCTATACCGGGTTATATTTGTCATGATTTAATTGATCCTGAAGATGAAGATGAGTCTGAATTAGCACCAGAAGAATTAGACTTTATTGATAACATCACTGAAGTAAAATGAGAAAAGAAACCTATATTAAAAAAATGGCTAAACATGAAGCCTCGTTTGACAAACTTTGGAGAAAGATTGCAGATGATACAATTGAATTTGTAGAAAAAAATCCTGAAAAAAGCATATACTCACTAAGTAAAATTAAAAAGTTTTCTGATTACATGTGTTTATCTGGAGCTTGGATTCAAGATAGAATTAACGGTAAGCTACCTAGAGATAGGGGTGCATTAACAAAAAAAATTAGAAAAGCATTAGGTTTTACAGTATACTAAATAAAAAATTATGGCAACCATTGATTATAATAAACACATCTGGGAAGGTTGGACAGTAGGTGCATTCATTGAACATCTTGAACTTACGTTTGACATGATTATGAATAACCAATCCTGGAAAAAGCCTTTCAAAACAAAACAAGAGATTAAAGATTGGTGTAAAGACGAACAACCATCTTATAAAAAACACATCCCTGAAGTATATAACTACTTCGTTAAAAAAGCAGGCTTATGATTTACATAGTATTTGAATGTGATGTATGGAATAGTTATTCCAGTTATGTCATCAAAGAAATTTTAACAAACAAAGCAGAAGCTATTTCCTTTTATAATAAAGGAAAGAAACATTACTCTAACACAGGAGAAGAGTATATTTTAAACTTAGGTGTTCACACTAAGAGGTTGAACCTAAGTCTTGATAACAACGTACTAAGAGATCTAACAATAATAAAAAGCACAAAATGAAAATAAATATTGAGGAACTAAACCATTTAACAAATGAAAGAAAACGTAAAGACATCGCATGATGATGCATTACGCTTAGTTCGAATTACAACTAAGTGCGCTGACTGTCTTGTTGATTTCGACATAGTTGATGACCTGTATCAAGAAGGTAAGTCAAAATACATAAGACAAGAACTAAAAAAAGAATTTCCTATATTTGGAAACTACATAGAAAAGTTTAGTTCTAAGTTCTTAAAAGCTTTTGTTGAAGCTGATCAAGATAGTCAAAAAGAATTACAGCAATCCTTCAGGGAATTTAGCGATAAGATGTGGTTAGTAAATGAAGAAATGACTGCTTTATTTATGACCTATGCAAAAGCAAAAAGCATACTTATCGATATTTCAGAAATGGAGTACAGTGATCCGAACATAAGCTACTTAAAAAAAGTATGCGAAAATTATTCTACAGTAGTAGGTAAGAAGTATGGAAGCATCCTTAAACTAAGAGATGAAGCTGGATACGGTGTGGAAGACATCGTTAAAGGCTTAGACAAGTTAAGTAAATCTATAATGTATAAATAATATGAAAAAACAAATCAAACAAGTAGTTGAGTTTCATGAGAAATTCCTACAAGACATGCAAACAAAACCAGGATTAATTGATCTTGGTGAAGCAAGACTAAGACATTCTTTAGGAAAAGAGGAATTAGATGAGTACCTAGATGCTGCAAAGAAGGAAGACTTAGTTGAAATAGCAGATGCGCTAGGTGATCAACTGTACATCTTAGTAGGAACAATTACTAAGCATGGTCTACAAGATATGATTGAACCAATCTTTGATTTAATTCATGAGAACAACATGAAGAAATTAGGTCCAGATGGTAAACCTATCTTCAGAGCAGATGGTAAAATTATTAAACCAAAAGGGTTTGAAAAAGTTGAACTTAAAACATTATTCCCATGAACAAAGCAAAATATCAAGGAGCAGATGTTTACATCAGAGCTGAATTTGAATTGAGTCCAAATATGGTTTTAATTAGTTACACTGAGGATGGTCCTGCATTTAAAGTAAACGCAAAAGATTTAGAGAATTATTCACAAAAAAATTAAAACTTAATGTTAGCGACATCAACTTACATTCAAAAAAGTCATCTGATGCTTTACCCTTTACTGGGATTAAAAGCATCAGCTCTGTACAAACCTCACAATACTTATGTTGCGTCTAAGAGTTTTTCAACAGAAGCTCATAAGTTAATTTGTGTATATGAAACTGAACCAACAGAAGAGTTCTATACGTTTAGAAATGAAGTCTTAAAGAAAAATCCGTACTATGAAAGCATTACCATCACATTGGGTAAAAACATAGTCGTATTTAACATGAGTAAATTTGAAGAAGACTTCAACCTTTTTCTTAAAGGTAAGTACTCTAAGTTTTCAGAATCGAGTAAAAAGTTGATTAAGCAATTCTATGCACACAATATTAATGCAGCAATTGCAATTGACAGTCACATTTACCCTGAAGAATTTCATGAGTTGTATGCTAATCTATATGAAGTATCTGAAGAGGTGATTAGAAACAATTTTGAAACGCTTACTCCTCCGGATATGCTTAAAGAAAAATTGTAAAAAAGAAAAGGAGAGTTTTGACACTCTCCTTTTTTTTAATTTGTAGCCTTGAAGGACTCATAATCTTCTCTACCTTTAACAGGATCAAGATTCTTACCATTAATACCAACTAAATCAAACAGGGCATCATAAGTTTTACCACTTTTATAACCACCTTGTTGAAAAAAATAAGGTCCAGAGTCTTTAGTATAAGTATCCGATTTTTGATTTGTTTCGTAAGCTAGTAATTTCAATGCTAAGTTAATTTGAATTGTCAAGTTAATTGCATTAGGATTAGTTGTTTTAGCAAACTCTTTAAAACCATGATATGTAAACATATTCATAGAGTTAAACTCATCAGTTGTTTGCGACATTATTAAACCTGCATGATTTAATAAAAAACCATCTAAGTGAAAGTCATACTTATCCTCAACAGTTATACCATCATCATCAAATGAAAGATACCCTGACCTAGCTTTCATCGCTCTATAATCAAGTTTCTTTGGTAAATCCTCATCGTCATCATCATCTTTTGCTTTAAATATAGTAAGCATGTTAGTGATAAGTGGTAAAAGTAAAGTACCTACTACCAAATAACCTGTTACGTATGTCATACTAACAATCTCTTCCTTAGTTAATGTTGGAACAGACCTACCAAAAGTTGTAAGAACTTCAGTTAGTGTTTTTAGAGTAGACGTAAAGTGACCATACTCTACTTTACCTGTAGTCCAGTTCATTCTTTTTTTAACAATGTTTCCATGAGTTCCAACAGAAAACGCGTAATTCTTAGCTGTCATTGGAATGAAATGTTTTCTTAATGCAATAAGCTGTTTAGCTATTATGTTACGCTCAATAAGAGAAGAATCTTTTTTAGCAAACGTACCGTTCCAAGTAGCAATTATTTGTTGCATTCTTAAACGTTCATCTATTAGTTTTTGACCAGCTATAAGTTTACCTTCTGAATCATAAGATATAGCATAACCTGGATCAAGACCTTTCTTAGATTGAAGCCTACCATCAACTAATTCAAAAGCATTAAGATAAGGAATCATCTTAGTTTTACCGTTTTGAGTAATAGCAACTTTTTTGTTATTCATCAAAGCACCAAAATTCTGAAGACCTCCTTGAAGCTCTAACCACTTCCTACCATTCTGTAAAAACTTCAAATCAAACATATCTCCAATAACGGTACGTGATAAGTTATCTCCCATTGTTTCCATTGTTCTACCACCAATAGGATCAAACAATTGAGCAAGTTGTTCATTGTAACCCTTGTTACCCCTAGAACGAATATTTTTAGAAATCTCACCGGCTGCTTTTAAAGCCCAAACTTCACCAACCATTCCATCATATAGATTAATCTCATCAGATGCTAAAGCATGAGTAAGAGAAACTAACTTGATTTGATTATAATTTTTTATTGCAGAACCAGGATTCAAACTAAACAGTTTAAAACCTACAGAACGGTTCATAGCATTAAGAGCCTTTTGACTTTTATATACATAACGACCATCCCCTTTTAAATAAACCCCATCTAAATCCCTAGCAATAATAGCCTCAAGAGCATCCTTTCTAACTTTGCTCCCTCGCTTATCCCAAAAGTTAGATGTGTTGTGTTGCCTAGCTGTTTCATCAACTGCAGGCATATCCTTTCTATCAGCAGACTTACTCTTATCGTTACGAACAGTAACTTCATCAACAGACCTCGCATAAGATGCAGCTTGACGAGCCCCTTCTTTGTGATAAACAGAAGCCATGTACTCAGGCATTGTTTTAAGAATGTCAGTAGAAACATCTTTGTAACTTC